TTGCCACGGGCAGGAGGGTTGCAATTGCCATTAACCACGACCCAGACGCCATCCGGATGCACCGTACCAACCACCCATACACCGAGCACTTGCAGGCATCTGTATGGGATGTGGACCCGGTAGCCGAGTGCCGGGGCCGACCAGTAGGGCTGGCGTGGTTCTCGCCGGATTGCAAACACTTTTCCAAGGCCAAGGGCGCGGCGTTGGTAGACCGGAAGATTCGTGGACTCGCTTGGATTACGCTGCGCTGGGCGGCAAAGGTGCGGCCCCGGGTAATCATCCTGGAAAACGTGGAGGAGTTCCAAACGTGGGGACCGGTACGGAAGGGCAAGCCGGTGAAGAAACTGGCGGGAACGACTTTCCGGCGGTTTATCAGCCAACTGGAGGCGCTGGGCTACACCGTGGAGTTCCGGGAATTGGTGGCGGCGGACTACGGAGCGCCGACCTCCCGGAAACGCTTTTACCTGATTGCCCGTTGCGACGGAAAACCCATTGTGTGGCCGAAACCGACTCACAGCAAAACCGGCGCAGACGGACTGCCCAAGTGGCGCAGCGCGGCGGAAATCATCGACTGGAGCCTGCCCTGCCCATCGGTATTTGCATCCAAGGCAGAGATCATGGCTGAATGCGGATTGAAAGCCGTGCGGCCTCTGGCTAAGAACACCATGCGGCGGATTATCCGGGGCGTGGACAAGTTTACCATCCGGAGCGGCAAGCCGTTTATCGTACAGCAGAAATTCCAGAACGCTGCGCAGAACATCGAAAAGCCGTTGACGACTGTTACGGCGGTAGGAGCGCATGAATTGTGCAAGCCGCTGCTGGCTCCCGTGACGGTGACGAACACCAGCAACAGCGTGGGGGCAACGGTGGGAGAGCCGATGAACACGGTGAGAACCGGCGGAGGAGGCGGCCAGATGCTGGTGACGCCATTCCTTGCGGAGTGCAACCATTCCGGCGGCGGTCATATCGCACCCGTGGGAGATGCATACAAGACCATTACCGCCAAGCACACGGGCGGTATTGTGTGTCCGTCCCTCATCCAGTATCACACGGAACAGGCGGGACACGTCCGGGCGTCCGGCCTGGGCGCTCCCATCAACACGGTGGACGCCTCCAACCGCTACGGCCTAACCTGCGCAAATCTGGTGGAGTATTACACCGGCGGAAGGCCGTTGGACATTACGGACGCTATGCACACGGTAACAAGCCATGATCGTGAGGCCGTGGTGGCAGCTCATATCGCGAAATATTACGGTGGCGTCGTCGGTGAAAAACCGGAAAATCCGCTTCCGACGGTAACGTCCATTGACCACAATGCGGTATGTGCTGCCCATGTGGTGAAGTTCAAGGGCGACGACCTGGGGCACGGCATGAAAGAGCCGATGCAGACTGTGACCACCAGCGCCGGGGAGTTTGCGCTGTGCAAGGCCCATTTGGCGAAGATGCGCAGCGGTGACGATCTGGGACACTGGCCCGAGATTCGCGCTCTGCTGAACGAGTTTTGCGGTTATACACTGGCGGAGGACGAGGTGCTTCTGCTGGAGATCGGCGGGACCCTGTACTACATTGCGGATATCGGACTGCGGATGCTGTCCCCGCGTGAGCTGTACAACGCCATGGGTTTCCCGCCGGATTACATCATTGACCGTGACTATTTGGGCAACGAGTACAAAAAGAGTGCACAGGTAGCCCGCTGCGGGAATGCCGTGTGCCCGCCCATGGCGACGGCTCTGGTGAGGGCAAACATCCCGGAATGGTGCGGGGCGGAGATCACGACCATGGCGCAGCTGACGGACTGTGTGGCGGTGTGAAAGGAGGCCCCCATGAACCCGTGCCCGTTCTGTGGTGGGGACGTTCGCTTCGACAAGGAATACAGCTATTTCCGAGACAACATGCTCTACTGCGACGGATGCGACATGGTGTTTACTCTGGACGATTGCGCGGCATCTGACGATGATATCGTTAGAGCGTGGAACAGGAGGGCTGACAGTGACACTGACTGAGATGTTTACAATTTGTGAATCGTGCATATATGCGCCATGTCTTTGTGGGAATGACCCTGAGAACTGCGTGGCGTATGTGACGAGGACTTCCTGCGGCGCAAAGATGGACGGAGGTGCTGAAAACGGCTGAATATCATGTTGGATGCGGCGCGTTTGGGATATACGCGGGTACATTAAACAGCAAGAACAAGAACCTATGGCAGAACAAAACGGAGTGCACCGATGAAGCCTTATGTGCTGTGCGCGACTATTTAATACAGGAATGTCTTGGTGGTCTGCACGGTGACAAGTCCTCTGGCGGCTATGAGTGGACGCTAAAAGACGGGAGAGTTGTCAAACTGCTTGTGGTGATTGTGGACGGAGGTGGCAGCGATGCGGCTGATTGACGCTGATGAAGCATTGAGACTGTTTGGCGAAGAATACGAGAAAACGAAAGAATTGATACACAACGGTGAAACTCAGCTTGATAGTCTTGCCGAGGGATTTACAGAAGCACATCACATAATCAAGTATGTTCTTCCAACCGTGGATGCAGTGCCGGTGGTGCGGTGCAAAGATTGCGAGAACAGCTACTACGCTGTGGATGATCTGATATGCTCCTACGGCCCGTGCGTGGATTGCCCCGTGTCTCCAGATTTCTGGTGCGCGAATGGCAGACGGAGGGAGGATTATGATGCCCAAGCCTAACCCCCGCAGAATACCCCGCACGCAGGCCGACGTAGACAAAGCCTACAGCAACGGCATTGTGGAGGGCCTGAGCCGGGGCATAGATCTGATGCTGTATGTCCTGATCGATAAGCACGGCGCGCCGATGGACGATGTGCAGCGGCTTGCCGGGGAGCTAAACCACGCCGCTCAGTGCGTGGCGGAAGGGTACGTTACCTGGGCAGATATCCGGCAGATGCTCAGAGAATACGGCGTTGAGACGGCGCTGGAATAGGAGGTACGATGAGCAACAAATACTCGCTCCCCTACGATATCCGCATGGAGTGTATTGCCTACGTCAGGGGCTATCCCCGCCGGGTCCGCGCGTACAATGCGGCCCGGGAAGAAGTGTTGGAGTCTTCGGCCTATGCCATGTCTGGTATGCCGCATAGCCCCGGTAACAGTAGGATAGCCGAACGTAAGGCGGAACGGCTGGCAACCATAGAGAGCTGGCCGGAGACGAAGAAGATGCGGGCCGTGGAATACGCAATGGAAAACGTGGGGCGCGATATCGCCAACGAGAACGTGCGGCGCAAGCTGGTATGGGTGATCATGCGGAATTGCGAGAACCGGGACAGATACCCGCTTAGAATCATGGACGGATGCGGATTCAGCGAGAGAACCATGAAGCGCCGCAAAGCTGCATTTTTGTGGCACGTAGCGGATTATTTGGGCCTGGTTTCCTAAAAGTTGGCCCATTAGGCACATAAAAACGTGCTAAAATAGTATCATCGGAGAGTGGAACCAGTCAGCCCACGACCCGAAATTTCATTTTTCTCCTCTTTCTTTCCTCCATAGGTTAAGGCACAGCCGGTAATTGGTGCCTCCGCGCAAGCGGCCTCGCAAGGGCGTTACCGGCATGCAGGCACTCACGGGATATCTCGCGGGTGTCTGCTTTTATGCGGGTGTAGCCAAAAGGCAAGGCACGGGACTTTGACTCCCGTATGTGCTGGTTCGATTCCAGCCGCCTGCGCCAAACTCTAAACGGAGTCACCAACGGAGTATAAACAAGTGGGGTAACCGTGGAAACCGGACATATATGCGGCATAGGTACCCCGTAGTGTGAGGAGACCACAGCGAGTGACAGGGGCTTTCCCTGAAGCGCTAAAGCAGGGCGGGACTGCAATGCCGCACCAGCCACACAAGCGGGCGAGGAAGCGCAAAAAGCTAAGTGTCAGGAGGTCGGCAGAAATGTGACGTACTGACGGCTGGTAGGAAGGCGCAGCGCGGTGTGATTGCGCTGGCAGACCGCTAAAAGGGATGCGTCCCAAATAGTCTGCTTACTTCAAACAATCCCCGCGAGCCGAAAGGCACAATGTTGCGGGCTTGTAATTCAGGTGAGGCGAAAGCCGGGTACAGACGTGCCAACGACAAAGGCCAGTGGTGGGAGGCCGGTGCGTCAGACAAGGAAGGAAGTGAGCAAAATGGCAAAGGTAGGGTGCCCAAGAAAATACAAAAGCGTCAAGCAAATGCAGGAAGCCATTGACGCTTACTTTGAAAGTTGCAAGGGAGAACCTATTATCGGTGATGATGGGCAGCCCATTATGGACAAATACGGAAACGTCATCCTGATCGGGCAGAAGCCGCCCACGATAACGGGGCTTGCGTTGGCGTTGGGGTTTACGGGCAGACAAGCGCTGATCGATTATCAGGCGAGGCCTGAGTTTACGGACACGGTTACGCGTGCGAAGTCCATGTGCGAGGAATACGCAGAGGCGCGACTGTATGACCGTGACGGCGCGAACGGCGCAAAGTTCAGCCTGAGCTGCAATTTCGGATGGCGCGAAGTGAACGAGACAAAGATAAGCACAACGGGATATCTCGCGGGTGTCTGCTTTTATGCGGGTGTAGCCAAAAGGCAAGGCACGGGACTTTGACTCCCGTATGTGCTGGTTCGACTCCAGCCGCCCGTACCAAAAGATAGTAGGAGTGCCCAATTGGGCGGGTGAACTTGTGCCATACATAGCGCAGAGGTGGGAGCGCGGCACAATAAGACAACAAGAGAGGTGGTGACATGCCAAATGAACAGAATATCATCCCCAACTCCGAAAGAACCCCGGAAGAACGCCGGGAGATTGCCAGGGCTGGCGGAATTGCGTCCGGTGCGGCACGTCGCCGCAAGAGAAGCTTGAGAGAAGCGGCAGATTTATACCTATCGCTGCCGGTATCCGATAGGCGAAGATGGAACGCGATAGCAAGAAAGGGCATTTCCCCAGAAGATGTGGACAACCAAATGGCCATGATAGTTGGCCTGGCCGAAGCCGCCACGCACGGAGACGCGCGGGCGGCGAAAATTATTGTTGACCTGCTGGGCGATTCTGCGGCGTCCGACGGCGAGGGGGTGCAGATCATTGATGATCTATAAGCTGTCGGACATCATATCCCCTGCGTTCGTCGAGCCGCACAGGGCCATCAAGGCGGGTACGATAAATGAGCTTGTGGAAAAGGGTGGGCGCGGTAGCGCGAAGTCCTCACACCTCTCTGTTGAGGTGATTCTGGAGCTGCTGCGGCACCCAGACTGTCACGCCGTTGTTATGCGCAAGGTGGGCAACACCCTGCGCACGTCCGTTTACGCGCAGATCTGTTGGGCTATTGCAGAATTGGGGCTGACGGATAGGTTTCGCTGCACGGTATCCCCAATGGAGTGCATCTATCGAAAGACCGGCCAGAAGATCATGTTTTTCGGCCTGGATGACCCAGGCAAGCTCAAATCCATCAAGGTGCCGTTTGGCTATATCGGAATAGCCTGGTTTGAGGAGCTGGACCAATTCGACGGACCGGAGCAGGTGCGTAACGTGGAGCAATCGCTGTTTCGCGGCGGTGCATATTCCATGTGCTTCAAATCCTTCAACCCTCCCGCCATGGCCCGCAACTGGGCCAATCGTTATGTTTTGGAGAGCAAGCCGGGGAAGCTGGTGCATCACAGCACATACCTCACCACCCCGCCAGAATGGCTGGGCCCCCGGTTCATTGATGACGCGGAACACCTCAAGTCTGTAAACGAGACGGCATACCGTCATGAATACTTGGGAGAGGTTGTAGGCTCCGGCACACAAGTGTTTGAAAACCTTGATATCGCGTCTATTTCGGATTATCAAATTGCGCAGTTTGACCGCATCCTGTCCGGCGTGGACTGGGGATGGTATCCCGACCCATTCGCATTCAACCGGATGCATTATGACGCAGGACGCAAGACGCTGTATATATTCGACGAGGTTACCAGGAGACGCACAAGCAATCGCGACACGGCGGAGCTTGTTAAACAGCGCATTGCACCGGGAGAGCTTGTGACGGCGGATAGCGCGGAGGAAAAGAGCTGCGAGGATTACCGCAGCTACGGGATCCGCTGCAGGGGCGCGGAGAAAGGGCCCGGGAGCGTCAGCTACTCAATGAAGTGGCTGCAATCGCTGGAGCATATCATCATCGATCCGGAACGCTGCCCAGACACGGTAAAAGAGTTCACTGAGTACGAATATGAGCGCGACGACAAGACCGGAGACGTGCTGCCAGGCTATCCGGACCTGAATAACCATCACATTGACGCGGTGCGTTATGCGACAAACCGCATATGGAGGCGGAGAGGGCAATGAAAAAGCTGAGAAAATATCTGATAAATCGTTTTTTGCCCGCCTGGTGCCGGGAAGAACTGTTGGAAGAGAACCGGAAGCTGCGGGAACGGGTAGACCGGCAGGCCGCAGAGATCGACCGGCTGAAAGCATATATTGGCGGCATGACCGATGCATTGAGACTGCAGCCGCGCATCATCGTGAACGGAGGTGACCGGCAGTGAGCTTGATCAGTGCCGTGCTGAGCGCGAACAAAATCTACAACTATGAACAGGTATTCGGTGTCAAGGATATCACATCCGACGCCATGCACAAGGCCGTTGCGGACTGGTACGGCCTGTACTACTGCGACGTAAAAGACGAGGGGGAGGACACCTGCCAGCGTCTGCCGGTGGCCGTTGTAAGCAAGCTGTATAAAACGATATTCTCCGAGTATTCTGCCACGCCGGAGGACAGCAAGTCGGACTACATCAGTGATGTTCTGCGCGGCCTGGATAATGCCAGGAAGAAAGCCACGCAGCAGATGCTTATCGGCGGGCGGTGCTATCTCAAGCCCCTTCTGGGCAAGAACATGGAGTTTGCCGTGGTGAACCGGCGGAGCTACATGCCGCTGGGTTGCGACGAGCTGGGCCGCATTACGGATATCGGCACGTGGGAGGAAACCCGGGAAAGCAACATCCTGTATACGCTGCTGGAGCGCCGCACGGTGGACTCTGCCGGGTACCTGACCATCGAAAGCCGGTTGTTCCGCTCTGAACCACACGCCGGAACGCTGGGCACGGAAGTGCCACTGAGCACTCTGGAGAAATACGCCGCCCTGGAGCCTATTGTGACCCTGCCAGAGCCGGTGTATTCCATTGGGCTTATTCCCCTGGAATGTCCCACCGAAAACTGCGTGGATGGCTCAACGGACCGTGTGTCGGTGTATGCCGCCGCGTGTGGGCTTATTCACAACATCAACCGCAACGAGGCGCTTCTCAACACAGAGTTCGAGAATGGCCGTTCCCGGGTGTTTGTGTCCGATGACCTGATAAACCGCGACTGGGCGGGCCACAAGCAGTTTGAGGGGACGCTGTTCACTGGTATCGACGATAACCAGAGCGACACCGGCGTTACCATCTTCTCCCCGGAACTGCGGGAACAGCAATTCCGGGACCGCAAAACCGAATATCTGCGCAACATTGAAAGCCTGATTGGGTTTAAGCGCGGCATCCTGTCCCAGGTGGAGGCCACGGAAAAGACCGCCACGGAGATCACCTCCAGCGCTGGGGAATATAACCTGACTATCATCGATTTCCAGCAGTCGTGGGAATCTGCCGTGCGGGAAGCGGTACGCGTGTGCGATGTCTTGGGCCGGATGTATCACCTGTGCGGCAGTACAGAGGTTGACCCGGAGAAGGATGTGACCATCTCCTGGGGTAACGGCATCCTGTACGACGAGGACCAGGCATGGACGGACTACAAGGCCATGGTATCCGCCGGCATGCTCAAGCCGGAAATCGCCCTGGGTTGGTATTTCGACATGCCAACGGATACGCCGGAAGATTTGGCGGCAATCCGTGAGAAGTATATGCCACAGGAGCAGGAAACGCCGGAAGAGGACAAAATCTAATGCTCAAGGCTGACGAGATCAATGCCCTTCGGGACGCAGCCACAGAGTTGACGCAGCCAATCACGGATTACCTGCTTCGGGACCTGGCGCAGCGTATCGCGGCAGCTGGGCAGCTGACGGCCACGGCACAATACGAGGTGTGGAAGCTCCAGCAGCTGGGCATGTCCCAGCGGGAAGTGAAAAAGCAGCTCAAAAAACTGCTGAAGGTTTCAAACCGTGAGCTGCGCCGACTCCTGACCCAGAGCGCGGAAGCCGGGTACAATTACGACATGCGCAGTCTGCCGCAAGTGCAGGCTATCCCCTTTCACCGCAACGAGATCATGCAGCAGATCGTCTCTGCGGCGGTCTCGCTGGCCCAGGACGATTTGACCAATATCACCCAGACATTGGGCATGGTGGACCCTTACGGCAATGCACAGCCCTTACAGGAGGCATACCGCAAGTGCATGGACTATGCATTCGTGCAGGTGTCAACCGGCGCAGCCGACTACACTACTGCCATCCGGGAGGCTACAAAAAACCTGGCGGAAAAAGGTGTTGTGTGGATAGACTACGAAAGCGGCGTGCATACATCATTGGAAGCCGCTGTGCGCCGGAACGTGATGGGTGGTCTGGGCCTGATGCAAGAGCAGATCAGCCAGCACACCCACGATGACCTGGGGGCCAACGGCTGGGAGATCGACGCACACAGTAACAGCGCACCGGACCATGAGCCGATACAAGGCCGCCAATACAGCGATGCAGCCTATACGGCGCTCAATAACAGCCTTGTGCGGCGCATTGGCACGCTGAACTGCGGACACTCTGCCCACCCCATTATCCTGGGAGTCAGTCCACCGCAGTACACCCCTGCGGAGCTGGAACAGATGCGACAGAAGAACGAGGATGGCATCGCTTACAACGGGCGGCATTACAGCGGATACGAGGCCACCCAGCGCCAGCGGAACCTTGAAGCGGCCATGCGTCGGCAGAAGCGCCGCATTCTGGTGGACGAGGCCACCGGCGACACAGAGAAACTGCAAACGGACCAGATCAAATTGCAGATGCTGCGGCAGGAATACGCACGGTTTTCCAAGGCCGCCAAGCTGCGGACCCAGGGAGAACGGGCGGAAGCTTCTGGTTTTGGCTGGAAACAGGCCAGAGACGCCCAGAAAACATTTGAAAAGTATTTTTCTGTGCGGTATAATATGGATGGCACCGTTGTTGTTACGGATGACTGGACGAACAAGGGACACATCAGCATACCAAAAAACTTTACGCCTAATGCGGTCCTTGATACAGTTTCGCAGCGCGGCGCTCAACGGGATAGGTCATTTTATGACGCGGATGGGCGCTTACACAGACAAATAAGCAACGGCCCGCACAGCAACCCCAAAAAACACCCATATGGGGCGCACGGGGAGCATGCGCACGATGTAATCTGGGAGGACGGGCGAATAGTCGGACGCCCCACCAGAGAGATAACGGAATCCGAAAGAAAGGAGAACGGGGATATCTTATGAATGCATCTGACCTGAAAAGCTTGATTGAGGGGCTGACACAGGATATTGATTTTGAATATCGTGGAAAATCGGGCGCAATCTGCCCGTTCAGCCGCTCCGATATTTCCCTGTGCTACGACGGAAACGAAGTAACTGTTGATTCCGTCGACAAGGCTATGAATACGCCATTTATCTCCGGACGGCCCCTTGTGGACGTGTGCGCGGAACTGGAATTCTGATGCATACAACTCAATGACAGAAGCGTGACGCATATGCGCCGCGCTTTTTTCATACCTATTTGGCCTGTCCGTGGGCCTAAAAAGACGGAGCGGCAGGAGCTGGCAACCTCCTAAAACGCCTATGCCGTGAAAGGAATCACCATGAAAACCGAATTTCTACAAAACTTCAAAGTGGGCGAACAGCCCCTGCCCAAGGAGATCATCGACGCCATTCTCGCCGAGAACGGCAGAGACATCGAGGCGGCAAAGAAGCCCTTCGCGGACTACGAATCCCTGAAAGAGCAGCTCCAGGCCGCAAAGGATGGGCTTGCCGCATTCAAGGACGTGGACGTGGATAAGCTCCAGGGCAAAATCACCGAACTGACCGGCCAGCTTGCCGATAAGGACAAGCAGTGGCAGGCCAAACTGGACGGCATGGCCTTTGATGGACGCATCAAGGACGCCATCACCGCCGCCAAGGGCCGCAACGCAAAGGCGATTGCCGCCCTGCTGGATACGGACACTCTCCGCGCCAGCAAGAATCAGGAGGCCGATATCAAGGCCGCGCTGGATGCTCTGAAAAAGGACAACGGCTACCTGTTTGAGACGGAGACCCCTCCCCCCTATGCGCGTGGGACCGGCAGAGACCAAGGTGGGCACGATGACGGGCCCATGACGCTGGCCGGGGCACTCCACGCAAAATACGACAACTGAAAGGATGGTATAAATTATGCCTATTACTCTCGCCGAAGCTAAGGTCGGCATGGCTGACCGCGTAGATCAGCAGATCGTAGACGAATTCCGCCGCAGTTCCCTGCTGCTGGATAAGCTCGTTTTTGATAACGCGATTTCTCCCGGCACCGGCGGCTCTACGCTGACCTACGGCTATATCCAGCTCAAGACTCCCTCCACCGCCGCTGTACGCGCTATCAACAGTGAGTACACCGCCGGAGAGGCCAAGCGCCAGGAAAAGACCGCCAAGGCGGTTATCATGGGCGGCTCCTTCGAGGTCGACCGTGTGCTCCAGAATACCAGCGGCGCGGTGGACGAGCTGGTGTTCCAGGCACAGCAGAAGATCAAGGCCACCACCAACTATTTCCACAATCTCGTCATCAACGGCTGTGCCGCATCTACCGGCGCTGGCTATGTTACCGGCACGTTTGACGGCCTGCGCAAGCTGCTGGACGGAACCTCCAACAACTTCACCACGGACATTGACCTGTCCGACGCGACCAAGCTGGACAGCAACTCCAACGCGTTTATTGACCAGCTGGACCAGCTTGTCCACTCCATCGACGGCGACGCTTCCATGCTGCTGATGAACAGCGACATGCTGCTCAAGGTCCGCGCCGCCGCCCGCCGTGCTGGCTACTATGAGCGCACCAAGGACGACTTTGGCCGCGTCGTGGAGACCTTCGCCGGGATTCCCCTGCTTGATTGCGGCAAGTACTACAACGGCACCAGCTCCGTGGATGCCATCAGCACCTCCACTCCCACCACCGCCGCTGCCGGTACTTCCAGCATTTACGCCGTCAGCATCGGCCTGGACGGTTTCCACGGTATTTCCCCCACCGGAACCGGCGTTATCAACTCCTACATGCCCGACATGAAGGCCCCCGGCGCCGTGAAGAAGGGCGAGGTTGAACTGGTGGCCGGTATTGTCCTGAAGAATACCCTCAAGGCCGCCGCCCTGAACGGCATTGTCCTGAAGCCTAAGACCTCCGCTTGATAACGGGAGGTAATGCCCATGGCAGACTATGAATTTTACGCAGCCAAGTACATGGGCGACTCCATCTCCGAAGCTGACTTCCCCCGCCTGGCAAAACGGGCGGGGGAACAGCTTGCCCGGTACAAGCGTATCTACACCGTCACGGCACCGGATGCCGATGCCGAGGATATGGCCATCTGCGCCATGGCGGACGCGTTGGCATACTACGAAGCCGCACAGAGCGGCACAGGAGGCCCTGTGAGCGCTACCAGTATTGGTAGCGTGTCCGTGTCCTATTCCGGATCCGCAAGCGCTGCGGACACGTCCCAGGCCGCACAGGCGCGGGAGCTGTACAGATGCTCAAAGCTGTACCTGGACATTTACAGGGGGTGCGTCTGATGCTGTCTGTCCGGCGCGGCTGTCCAATAGATTACCGGCTCTGCAATCAGACGGTGACGGTATATCACAAGGACGGCGATAAGTACATCCGGGCCGTGTATAAGCGGGCTTTCCTGGACTTCAAAAAGACCCAGAACGTGGACAAAACCGGCACACATGAAGCCAATTCGTTTCTGCTGGTCATCCCCTGCGACCGTCAGATCATCTTCCCCAAGGACAAGGTATTTCTGGGCGAGGGCCCGGAAATCACCGACCGCGCGGCGTGGGCGGAGTTCATCCCCGCTAACGTCGCCGGTCTGGTAGTCGTGGAATATGTGGACGCCAAATACTGGTGCGGCCAGATGGTGCATGTGGAGGCGGGCGGATGAGAGTACAGGTCAAAATGAAGCCCGTTGCACAGATCATCAAGGCCCACGGCCTTGACCGGGACGGGTACGCCCAGCGGTACTGGACGAACATCGTGAACCGCCGCATTACGCGCTATATGCCGTACCGGTCCGGCGCCCTGGCCACCAAACTGAAATACATTTCCGGCCCGGCTGAAATCACTGTTGCCGCGCCTTATGCACGGTATCAATATTACGGCAAAGTGATGATTGACCCGTCCATCAACGCAGCCGGGTTCCTGACCAAAGACGGCACATGGCGATCCAGAAAGGGCGCTGTAAAGGTGCTGACTGGCCGCAATCTGCAATATGACACTACCAAGAATGCGCTGGCCGGTCCCCTGTGGGATAGGAGGCTCATAGCCGCCGAAGGCGACGCCATGGTAGCGGAAATGCGCGGATACATCCGCATGAGGGAGGCGAGACGGTGACGGCGCTGGAAAAGACCCGGGAATGGTTGAAAACATATCCCGGATATAAGCAGCTGAAAGCGTTGACGGTAGACGCCACAGACCCGCAGCCCGCCAATGGCAGCGTTGCCCCGGCTGGTCTTGTGGAAATCTCCCGCCGGGCAGACGTTCTGGGTAATGTGACGGTTACGAACCAGCTGAATTTCACCCTGTATTTCGTTTTTGCCAAGGCCCCGGACGATGACGAAGGGTCCGAGGAAAACGCACAATGGCTGATGGACTTTCAGGATTGGGTGCAGGCCCAGTCCATGACCGGGAAAGCACCCATATTTGGCGACAACAAGCGCCGCGAAAGCGTGAAAGCGCAAAACGGCACCCTGTATGGCGCGGACACAGACGGATGCGCCGTGTATTCCGTCCAACTGTCTGCCCAATACCAAAAATATTTCAGAAAGTGAGGATTCACAATGCCTGATTTGACCTTTAACACCCCCGCCGGTCAGGCCATCGAGCGGGACCTAATGGTTGCGTTCCTGAACACCGGCACTACGTCGGCTCCCGCCTGGTCCCCCATGGGTTCCAGCGTCAACGACAGTGCCGTGGGCTATGACTGGCAGAAGGATTCCAGCACAGACATTCTGGGCGTCCGACATTCGCACATGAAAAAGCCCGAGATCACCCAGACCTTCAGCGCGGAGGGCCTGTCCTCCGACGACGCCGCCCTGGTGAAGATCTGGAACCTGGGCGTAAAAGAGCAGAATTACACCGCCCTGGCCAACCAGGATGTGCTGATTGTGCATAAGTACGCCGGTACGACCAACTTTGCGGAGCGGTACACCGGTGCTTCTGTTGCCCTGACCAGCCTTGGCGGCGAGGGCGGCGGCAACCTGACCGCCGAATATGAGGTGGAATACGCGGGCACCCGCACCACCGGCTCCGTCACTGTAGGCGACGGAGGGGCCGTAACCTTTACGGCGGATACCTGATATATGCCGGACGGGGTGAGCCTGATTGGCTCCCCCGCCCGGATATCTTTTACAAGGAGGCTGCTATGAATCTGAATTTTGACACCGGTGTAAAAAGCTACAACGTGAACGGCGTAGAGGGCGTGTTTGCCATCAACCCCACGGACGCAGATTTCGTAGAACGCCTTTTCGATGCGTTTGAAGATTTGGAAAAGCGCCAGCGGGAAAAAGAATCCACGGTCAGCAAAACCGGAGATAAGCGCGAGGCGTTCCGGATTGCCCGTGAGTATGACAGCGAAATGCGCGAGATTATTGACGGGCTGTTGGGTGACGGCGTGAGCGAGAAGTTGTTCGGGCGGATGAATGTGTATGCTTATGGAAACGGACTTCCTGCATGGGCCAATTTCATTCTTGGCCTGATGGAGGAGTGCGACTGTGCGTTCGCCCGTGAGCAGAAGGCCACAAACCCCAGGCTGAAAAAATACCTGGATAAGTACAGAAAATGAGCCCGTGGGAATCTTTGCCCACGTCCATCGAAATCGCTGGGAAGGAATATAAAATCCGCACGGATTACCGTGACGCGCTGAACATCTTTGAAATTCTCAATGACGTTGAACTGGACAACCGGGATAAGTTCATCGGCATGGTGACGGTGTTCTTCGAGGATCCGGCTTCGGTCCCGGAGGACCAGTATGACAGCGCCGTGAAGCTGTGCTACTGGTTCCTCAACGGTGGGGATACATTCGCCGGGCGCAACTCCCCAAAGCTCATGGACTGGGAACAGGACTTCCGCTACATCGCTGCCCCCATCAACCGCGTAATAGGAAAGGAAATCCGCAGTATTCCGTATATGCACTGGTGGAGCTTTTTGTCTGCGTATTACGAAATCGGCGACTGCCTATTCGCACAAATCGTGCGTATTCGCTCTCTCAAGGCCAAAGGCAAGATGGACAAAGATGACCGGCGATGGTATCAGGAAAACCGGGAATTGGTGGACTTTAAGGTGCGGTACACCTCCGAAGAGGAAGATTTCGTAAACCGGATGATGGGCAAAAAGTAAGGAGGTGAATCTGTATGGCAGATGCATATCTCACGTTTTCCACGGATTTTGATAACACGGAGCTTGAAAAAAAGCTCTATAAGCTAAACTCCGACATCAAAAAAAAGACGGAGAAGTTGCTTCAGGTGAAAGACGAGCGTGCGCCACTGGCTGAACAATCTGCCCAGGTTGCCGCAAACCTTGACCGCGCCAAGCAAACCCTTGACTATATGCGCAGCGGGAAGGAGTTCTTCCCCGCGCAATCCATAAAAGACCAGGAATCCACCGTCCGGCAGCTACAAAAGGAATTTGACGCCGTGCAGTCCAAGGTGGAGTCTTACGACGCCAAAATCCAGGCGGGCGAGAAAGCTCTGGGCCGAATGCAGGAAGACGCGGGCGGTTTGGAGCAGAAACTACAGGCCGCCGCAGATGGCGGGTCTGCCATGGGAGATGCTATCAACCGGGCACAGTCTTACATGGCAAAGTTCACCGAACGCGTGAAGAAGCTGGCAAAGCGTGTATTTGTGTTCATGGGCATCACAGCGGCGCTGCGTTCCATCAAAAACTGGATGGGCGGCATTATCCGCCGGAACAACGAGGCCGCCGCCGCTATGGCTCAGCTTCGCGGCGCATTGCTCACATTGGCACAGCCGCTGGCGGAGGTAGTAATTCCGCTGTTTACGGCGCTTGTACAAATTCTGACGCGCGTCGTGTCGGCACTTGCCCAGGTGTTCGCTTACATCGCAGGCAAGCCAATATCTGCCATGAAGGCCAATGCAAAAGCGCTGAACGCGCAGGCAGACGCCATTGACGGTGTAGGGAACTCTGCAAAAAAGGCATCTAAGTCCCTTGCTGGGTTTGACGAGCTGAACGTGCTGAGCGCAGCTGATACATCGCCTGCGTCTGGCGGCGCGTCCGCTGCTGCCCCGGACTTCAATTTCGATGCCAACATGACCGAGGATCAACTGAAAAATATGCTGACCCTGATCGAGTTGATTGCCGCAGGCATCTTGGGCTGGAAGCTTGGCAACGGATTCACGGACGGCCTGAAAAAGACTGCCGGGATCTTCCTGGCCATTGACGGCACTATCGGATCTATCAAGGCGCTGACCGACGCATGGACAAACGGCGTAAACCTCGACAACCTGCTATCGGCGCTGGGCCACATGCTGGAGCTATCCGGCGGCCTTTATCTGGCGTTCGGCAAGGTAGGCGCCGGGATTGGGCTGGTAGTATCCGGTGCGGCCCTGCTGGTCACTGCATTTCGCGACATGATGGAGAACGGCATGAACCTGGAAAACACTCTGATGAGCGTCGCCGGTCTGATGCTTGGTGGCTTGGGAATTGCTGTGCTCACAGGGTCCTGGATTCCGCTCCTGATTGCCGCCATCGCCTCCCTGCTTGTTGCTGTGGTGAACGCCTACGGCGATACAGAGCAGTTCGTCGACGGGATCAAAGCCATGCTGGATGGGTTTGCGGACTTCTTCGCGGGTATTTTCACCGGGGATATTGACCGTGCCATCGGCGGTATCGAGAAAATCTTCAAGGGCTTGCAAAACGTTCTGTTTTCCATTGTGGATGCGCTCAAAAACATGTTCCTGTCGTTCTTGGATTGGCTGGATGAGAAGACTGGCGGGAAGCTCCATGGGATCATCGAGTTCATCAAAAGCTTGGTCACGGGAGCATTCACTTTCATCAGGGATTTTATCGGCAACGCCATGGCAGCCATTAAGAAGATATTCACGGGAATCGTTAAATTCCTCTCCGGTGCGTTTACGGGCGACTGGGACAAAGCGTGGGAGGGTATCAAAGATATCTTTGACGGCATATCAACAGCCATCATGGGGAAGTGGGCGGCAGTCATCAATGCAATTATCCGAGCATTGAACTGGCTGATCGAAAAGGCGAATAAAATCAGCTTCACAGTTCCAGACTGGGTGCCGGGGCTTGGCGGCAAGCATATTGGCGTCAACATCCCGAAAATCAACGAACTCCAAATCCCCAAACTTGCCCAGGGTGCGGTCATCCCTCCTAACCGCGAGTTTATGGCCGTCCTGGGCGACCAGAAGCACGGCACCAACATTGAGGCCCCCCTGGACACCATCAAACAGGCCGTTGCGGAGGTGCTGGGGCAAGGCAGCGACCGGCCCATTACCATCATTGTCCAAATGGACGGCAAGGAGATGTTCCGGCAGATGGTACGGGAAAACAACTCCCAGGTGCGCATGAACGGCAAAAGCCCGCTCCTGACGTGAGGTGACTATGGACGTACTGAAAGTTAAAAAGAAAAGCGGCTCCACGGTCGTTCTTCCGACTCCAAGCGAGCTGAAATGGTCCCTATCCGACCTGGACGCAGACGGTTCCGGGCGCAACCAGAACGGTGACATGTTCCGGGACCGCGTGGCCGTCAAGCGCAAGCTGGAATGCACCTGGCCTCCCCTATTGGCAAATGAAATGTCCGAACTGCTGAACGCGGTTTCGGACATTTTCTTTGGGTTGACCTATCCGGACGCAATGACCGGCAGCAACCGCACTATGACGTGCTATGTGGGCGACCGGTCCTCCCCAATTATGCGCCCGGAAACGGACGGGGCGTGGCGCTGGGGCAGCCTGTCCATGAACTTCGTGGAGAGGTGACGCCATGTACAATGTCTCCACCGCGTTCCACGCCGCTTTTGCGGATTATGGCCGCGAGATCAAGGCAAAGGTGATTTTCAACGGGCAGACAGAGCTTGACGGGAACTACGTTCAGGAGATCACCGCCACACCGGCGTTTGATTCTTCAGACGGCATTTCCGTCGGATCTGCCTGTTCCGGGCGGTGCAAAATCCGCATTTACAAGCCGGATGAGCCGTTGCAGTTGTCCGGCGGGTACTTTGTGCCGTATATCGGCATCTACGTTCCTGGTGGTGATACAGGCGCGACAGCCATCGCCGGTCAGGCTGTGGCCGGTAAGGCAATCGTTGGCGTAAGCACCGCATCGTCTGTGGTGGAATATGTCCCCCTGGGGCGATACTACATTCCCGCAGACGGCGTGGAAAATTTGGTGTATGGCTGGGAAATCACCGGCTATGACCAGATGGCATCCTTGACGGAGCAGTACACCCCGCAAATTGAGTTCCCCACCACGCCAGATGCTATGCTGACGGACTTGTGTGCGCAAAGCGGCCTGACTCCCCCAACGGTGACTTTCCCAGATATGACAATCGAGTCTGTGTTTGAGGGGACCATCCGACAGCAGCTGGGGTGGCTGGCTGGACTGTGCGGACTGTCCGCGCACTTCGACCGGGACGGCAATCTGGTGTTCAAGTGGTACACAAAGACCACCTTCCAGGTCAGCCGGGAGCAGCAGTACATGTCCGGCCTGACTCGCACGGCAGACGGTCTGTACACGGTATCCAGTCTCACCACCGGGACGGAAGATGAACCCATTACATCCGGCACCGGATTGGGCATCACATCTACAAACCCATACATGAACCAGGCCGTTGCAGACCTGATTCAGCCGGAGGTAGAGATATCTTTTCAGCCCTGCGATGTAAAATGGCGTTGTGACCCGTCTGTTGAGGTGGGCGATGTTATCCAGGTGGAGGGTGATACCGGCGAATGGCTGGACGTGTGCGTTATGGAACAGGAAATACACCTGTACGGCGGTCTGTCCTCTACGATGCACAGTTACGCCCCACAGGACGCGGATTACGCCATGGAAAGTCCAACAGAGCAGCGCATTAAGCGGGCTTATGAGGGCCTTACTAAGGCCATGCAAAACGCTACGCAGAAGATCATCGGGGCAAAGGGCGGGTATTATGAACTGACTCTGGACGATCAGGGCTTCCCCATCGGGTGGACCCTGCGAGATACGCCCACCATTACGCCCAATACCCGGATGTGGATTATGTCCACAGGTGGTTTGGGATTCTCCAAGGACGGCGGAAATACCATTTCCGGTGTCGCCTTGACCATGGACGGTGAGATCAACGCAAATGTCATCACCGCTGGGCAAATGTCTGCCGAAAGAGTCACCGTCAACGGCCAGACGCTTTCTGACTTCATCGACGCCAGTATCGACGATGACGGCCATCCGGTGCTACGCATTGGTTCTTCTGCGTCGGAAATTGTCCTAAAGGAATACAACGACAAGATCGGATTCTACGATACTTCCGGTACCCTTTTGGCGTACTGGAACAACAACAGCTTTGAGCTGGTGGAACTGAGCAAGTTCCGCCTGGGACCTATGGGCATTGTCGTACAGCCTAACGGTTCCGTGTCCTTCGTGGGGGTGAATTGATGGCGAGTATTTACGGCGCAAAATCTTCCACCGGCTGGCAATTGCGGCTGGATTACAGCGTATCCCAGAGCATCGCGGACAACAAGTCCACACTGTCTCTTACGCTGTACATTTATGACGGCACCGGAGAGAGCTACAACCTAGACGCCAATAGTTGCTATTACACTCTGCAAGGCACCAAGGTTTATAACCCGTACCGGTACAATTCCAGGGGCTGGTACGAGCTGGGCAGCAAGTCCATCACCGTGGCCCATAACAATATGGGCAAGGGGTCTGTGGTGCTTTCTGCGGACTGGCACAGCGGGTTTACGTCATCCTACACGCCGTCCATCCTGACGGTTTCCGGCACGGTCAATCTCCCGGATATCCCCCGGGCATCATCCGTGTCGGCATCCGGGCTTGTGCTGGGTTCTGCCGGTACGCTTGCAGTGACCCGGGCCGTGAGCACCTTCACGCACACCATCAAGCTCAAATGTGGCTCTGCGGCACAGGTAACTGTGGTGACAAAATCCAGTGCCACGTCCATTCCGTATACGCCGCCTTTGGATTGGGCCGCGCAGAATACGTCTGGAATCTCCGTAAAAATCACGGCGGAGATCACCACCTACAACGGGGACGCCGTGGTGGGCACCAACACGACCACACTGACGGCATCCATCCCTGCATCGGTAAAACCCACCCTGTCCGTGAGTCTGTCCGACACCTCCGGGTATCAGCTCACATACGGCTGGGTGCAGGGCAAGAGCACTCTGAAAGCCACGTTTGCTGCCGTTGGGTCTTATGGCAGCACCATCAAGGCCAAGTCTTTGACCATCGGCGGAAAAGTCGCCAGTCCGGATGGGGCGAATGTCCTTACAGAAAGCGGCACAATGGCCGTTGTAGCCACCGTCACGGACAGCAGAGGGCGCACGGCATCTGTTACCCAGAACATCGCTGTGAACGCATACAGCGGCCCAGGGGTCCAGGATTTGACCTTTTTGCGTGGCGACTACTCCGGCGGGACATGGACCGATAACGCCATGGGCGATGATATCAAACTGACGTTTACGCTATCCATCCAGCTGACCGGGAACAAGGCATCTGTGGAAATTACCGGCGCGCCCACGCTGACCGACCAGACCAGTGGCGCGAAGATTGTGTATCTGGTTGCCTTTGGTACGGACACGACCAGCGTTGTACAGGTCAAAGCTACGGACTCCCTGGGCACCACGGTAACGCGGGAAATCACCATTCCCACCGTTTCGGTGCCCATGAACATGAGCTTTACCCTGCCCGGGGTATGCTTCGGCGGCGTGGCGGAACACGAAAAGGTGGTGGAGTTTAAATGGCCCATCCTGTATTTGGGGAAATCTCTATTGGACTATCTCCACCCCGTCGGCAGCATCTACCAGTCCACAGATTCCACCTCCCCGGCGGAACTGTTCGGCGGGATGTGGGAGCAGGTCAAGGACGTATTCCTGCTGGCGGCGGGTGACTCCCACGCGGCTGGCTCCACCGGCGGCGAGGAGACCCACACGCTGACCAAAGCGGAAATCCCAAACCACGCACACACCCTGAAATACACCGGCCAGAGTGTAACGGAGGGCGTGAACGCCATCCGGCTGTATCAGGCCGCAAGCAATCAGTACAATGCGTATTCCGGCGGTCAGTCCTCCGATTGCGGGGACCAAGCCCACAACAATATGCCGCCGTACCTGGTCGTGTACACATGGCGCAGGACGGCCTGAATACGGACGTGTAATGCTGACAGCTTATGCCCGACTCGGGCACCGAAAGGAGTGATCTAATGGCCTTTAGCAAGAAGAACTTTGTGGACAACCAGACCGTTATCGACGCTGCCACCCTCAACGCCATCCAGGATGAGCTGATCCGGGTGGCCGGACTGCTGGGCAAGGACATCCAGTCCGCTGCCATTAACGACAGCGGCCATTTGATTTTGACGCTGACAGACGGCACCCCGTTGGACGCTGGCGTTGCCAAGGGCGCACAGGGAGAAAAGGGCCCGACTGGCCCGGCTGGCCCGCAAGGCCCCAAAGGCGACGCCGGCGATACCGGCCCCCAGGGGCCTAAGGGCGACACGGGGCCGCAGGGGCCCAAGGGCGACGAATGGCGCACGGTACACGGCAACCGAATCGTATAGTGAGAACATCGCATACAACAAGGTCAACGCGCTTTCGGCGGACGCGGATGTTGTTGTATTGATGTTTGGAACCAACGATATTTCCAATGCGCTGCCTATCGGCGAATTTTTTGACGGAACTTTGTACACGCTGTATGGAGCACTCCGCAAGACGTTTGATTTGTTGACAACAAAGTATAACGGGAAACGTATCGGTGTTATTACGTCTCCACAGCGCAATTTTTCCAGGGTGTCTTATGATACATGGGATAATTATAACGGCATAATAAAAAAGATGGCAATGCTTTACGGAATTCCCGTGTTGGATGGTCACTACGCCGGGATGATTTGGGGGTCATCGAACGATTACGGGCATTTTACGGATGACGTGCACCCAAGTGCGTCCGGGTCGACTGCATTGGCGTATAACATCGGCAAGTTTATAGAGACTTTGCCGATATATAAACGTGATGGATGAGTTGGCATCCCATCCACCATAACTACTGAAGACTACGCTCAAAGAGCCTCTTTTTGATTTTACAGGGTACCCTACAACTTACCTTGCCCGGACCCGAACGAAGGCATCACAGGGCGGCAAAAGGCTCACAAGAGTATCCTGCGCAATGACCCCAACAGTAATCATGCGCCAACGGGTCCCAGATCAGGTGGATCGCGCTGGCGATGTGAGGCGCAAAAAAAGGAGGGCGATTAGCCCTCCCGCTTGAGCGCCTGCGTTATCAGGTGCTCGATGTAGTTTGAGACGCTGCGGCCTTCTGCTTCGGCAGCGGCCTGGATCTGCTCCTTGAGTTCCGGCGTGAGCCGGATGTACAGACGTTCCGTTTTGGCCATGACCCTTGTCTCCTTATCCAATGTCACCGTTGCGGCTAATGCGGGGCTGGTCGGGGTGCGCCTCGCTCCATGCATCTGCAAACGCGATGTCTGTAAACTCGATGTCGTCAGCGAGGCGGAGCTTGCCGACAGGGGTGATGGCGTTTGCGACGGCTACAGCGGTCTCCCTGGTCATGGGGGCCAGGTAAAGGGACTTGGCATACTTGACAATGTCCCAGTACGCGCCGTTGGCTGCGTCGTCCAGCGTTAAGGTGTTCGCGCCGCCAAACCAATCCGCAAGGGGTACGCTGTCGCCGATCCGGGACTGCCAGTCGTTGATGATCTGCATCGGGTCCCCGCCGAGGTTGTATACAAGCAGTCTGGCACTGCCGCTGTGGAGTTGGCCCATTCTCTCGATGATATCCATAATGTCGTCCTTTCTGGCCTCGCGGCCTGTCTGTTTCTTTTATTTAATGCTTACTTTTCGCGGCTTTTTCGGATGCGCAGGGCGTTGATTGACGGATACTCTGCGCCGTACTGCCCCTTGGTGTAAGGCAGGCGGCCAAGCACCGCTTTCGGAGACTTGCCCAGTTTATCGGCGATTCCCTCAATCGACAAGCCGGTAGCAAATAACTGGCTTTCGTCTGTTTTGATTGCACCGATGGTAATCAAGATTTTACGTACTTTAGGTTCGGATATGCTCAAGCGATTAGCTATTTCGCGCTGCGAACATTTTTGCTCCCATAGCCGTGCAACGGCAGCGAATGTAGCATCCATTTTTATCCTTTCCGGCCGTTTGGCCCGTCTGTTATCTTTAGATTGATTGTATTGTACGCCTTTTGTGCGTACAATACAATTGACAAAATAGCCAAAAATTAAAGCAAAATCACAAAACGAAAGGAGTTTTTTTCACATGAAAGAAAACGCGATCAAAGCCGCTATGGCGGCAGCCCTGGGGGCGCTGTGTGCCTACGGGGTGCAGCTGCTGGTGCCGGTGCTGGTGC